GGATAATGGACAATTACTTTTATATCGGCGCCAGAAAAACTTCCAAGAGACATATAACTAGAGACTACTAAAGGACTTGTGCTGCCTCCAGCAATTTGCAAGTCTCCGGAAGGAATTAAATCACCTTTTCTGGTACCTATATTTCGTGCCATTTAAGCCTCGAGAGAGGACAAGCTAGATTAACTAGCTAGAATTAGGGGTTTGCGTTTAACATATCAGGATGCACGCCTTGAGAGGTCCAGGGGAGCATTCCGTGTGCGATATATGTAAAACTGTGTTCAGAAACTATATCATCCACAGAAACACCATATCCGCTATTCATCAGTTCTACGCCAAGAATTTTCATGATACTAAGCGCACCATATTCATTAGCGGCCACTAAAACAATATCAAATGGCGGAATTTGATCTGCATACCAAGGCAATGCTCTAACTTGATCAGAGCCCGCAGAAGTAATCTGGCTTTCTTGTTGTGTTATATTCGCGCCAGCCTGATTAGAACTTGTTATTCCTACAGGTGTCACAGTCGTTCCTTCAACAGGAATAACTGTAGTTGCGCTATACTCCGGTCTTAGATCATCAATATCTGACAAGAAATATAGCTGTTTAGTTTCATCGTCTGGATTAGCCAACTCCCACATTAATGGATCAGAGTCAAACTGAATAAATACCATTGATCCAGCAATACCACGCTTACCACGAGCAAATGCTCTTGGATCTGCGCTGCCCATTGTATAGATGGGAGCCTTTTCCCTTGAGATAGAATAGCTTATTCCCTGTAAAGAACCAATGACCTGTGTGCCGAAGGTCGCTTTGATATCGACTCCAGAGAAGCTATTATGACCTCGAGTGAATTCGCTTGTTTGTGCCATAGTTAAATTCGACCTCCTAGATTAGCCCGATTTCGAAAGAGAAATCGTTACAGTGACTTGCCGCAACTCAAAGGCTGGGGTCAAAGTCAAATTAATATTTGCTTTACCCTGTACTTCCATTTGTGGAGTTTGGATGATTTCAAATGATTTAAAGTCTTGTAAATAACCTGCAGTCTTAGCTGCCATCAAGACATTTTCAACTTTATTCTTCATAGAAGCTCGACTTGCATCAGTCATCCCTTCTCCTAGGAATGGATCAACCGCAGCTCGGACACCATCGATAACAGCTTTGACGATACGAACCGTCGACAAGCGAGTCCAATCAGATGTAGGTAGAGCCGCAGTAGGAGCATCAGCTATTTTTAAACCTTGTGTCTTTTGTCGCAGAACTACGTATCCAGTACCAGCCAGATTATCTAATGCTGTTAAACCAAATCTATAAATCAATGTAGTATTTGGAACTCTCTTATTTGTTGGCGAACTTGCTGGTGGTCTATTTAGATAAAATCCACCATATGAAGCTGCAAAAGTAGCATTATAAGAAGTAGAGCTAAAATTATTCCTTAATAAAGGATAGTCTGTAATTATAGAGAAATACTTACCAAGATCTACAGCTATATCGTTATCGTCAACAATCTCAGCACCGCTATCCATAAATTTACCATCTGTTGCAATAAACCCGCCACCGAAAGCACCACTTCTATAGTCATTTCGACCAGCCATAAATTTATTACCCAATAGCCCAGTGCCATTATCGCCAGCACTAGCAATATAATAAGTATTAGCAGTAGTATCTAAGGTCCAAGTTGGAGCTTGTCCAGCCCATCTAGCTTTATCGGCTAGACTATTAGAGACAGGCGGCAATACACCAATAACACCTGTTGCATCCACAACATTAGTGCTATATTCATATAAAGCTCGACCAAGCTGATATCCAAAATTAACTTCATGAAAATCATCTATATCTAAAGCTGTTCCGTCTATCTTAAGTGTATCTGATGCAGAACCAACAGAAGTAGGCCAAATATCAGCGGCAGCAAAAGCACCCGTGCTAAATATCCACCAGAAATAGTATTGTCCTTCGTATTCTTCTACATAAACTTTACCCAAAGCATCTACATCAGTACCCGGACGATATGATCCAGCAGTTGGATATACATTAGAGCTAGCAGATTCTGGCGTAACAGCACCTTGATAATGACCTTGAGCAACAACATTGTAGTCATCTAGATACACATCCATTGGTACAATTAAATCAAAATCAATTTCTTTTAGATGCTCATATGCATTATAAAGCTTCTCATACATCTCCATTCTAGATAGATCTAATCCATCTGTTCCGGCCGTGTAACTAGTACCAGCATATGTACTAGGATCCACATCTTCCATTACCACAAAAGAACTTGCAGAGCCAATATCTGGCCCACCGCCAGAAGCTCGGAAGCCACTTACTGTTACTTCTCCTCGGTCGATTGGCGCAGAAAGATCATTGTCATAAACAATTAGGCTGTCTGTAGTGCGTCTAATAACTAACCTATCTGAAGTGTCAAGATAGTAAAGAGCATAGCCTGCTCCTGCACTTGCATCTTCAGAAACTGTTTGTATTGTATAGCCTGCACTACCAGCACTGTCTCCAACTCCAGTAAGTATTGCTGCTGTAGCACCAATACGGTAAAGAACGATTTCTTTCGCTCCAGTTGATTTTACTTCCCACATCCCACGAAGCAAAGTGCCACTAGTACCAAACTCTGATTTAGACAGAGTTGTAGTTGTTACTAGGTAAGCTTGACTTCCTCGTCCCTTACCTGCAGTACCAATGACTAATGCCCTAGGAGCGGTTGTTGTGGCTTCTGGCACTAAATTACCATCAATTTTATACGCAGGAACGCCAGCTAGATTATTATATTGAACGACTGTATCAGGCATTCGTAACCCTCCTTAATTAGTTGTCATATCAACATTCATTGCAACTCGTTTTAATTCTTGCTGCCCGATTTGATATGTATCTTCAGTCCCTACAAAGAAGGACACTTTATATTTTACCAGTGATAACTCACCAATTACAACTTTTCCTACTCTTCTAACATCTTGTTGTATTGGTTTAACTCTATGTAAACGAAAATACCAACGAAAACCTGCCATTACATTCTCAAACCAAAGCACTCTCTTAAGTGCTCGGATATCAGTTCCAGCATAGACATTAAAGGCAACAATATTATCAAATTTACGCCCCATAGTAATTAACTTCTCTCCGATATGTTCCGGATGTTGTTGTACTGATCTTAAATGAGAAACAACTTCCTTGATACCTGGAGAGCCTGCAGGACCTTGGCTATATTGGCCCGGCCCTCGTGTCTCTAGATGAAAAGTTATAGCCTCTGAATCTAAAGCTTTTATCTTAGGGGGATCTTCGCCTAGAACTAATAATCTCTTGTCTTCTGGAATACTTTCAGTAGTTTGTCGGCTCCATATCGCATTCTGTACTAATTCAAGAAATTTGGGTAATTCTGCAGCAGGAGGTGGATTTGTACCACTATTACTAATCTGTCGTAAGTATTGCTCGATACTATTATTTATCTCGTCTTCCGTCTTAATAGTATAATTTTTACTAGATTTAACTCCAGAAATATCTGGTATTCTAGTTATGTTGTTGATTTTTGACACCATACCATACACTCCATTGTCGATACTCTTTAGCTCGTACTCTCCAAAATTCTGCTCTACCACCATCGGATCTAAATATATTAGCACTTAGTATATCATATCTTTTAAGTCGAGTAACTGGTATGACAGGTAGTCCAGCTTTATCTAGTGCGACTTCTATAATATAATCGTCTGCAGTAATATCTACATTCCATTCAAAGTAAAATATCACACGCTCAAATTCCTGTGTTTCACTTTCAGTTCTCTTAAAAGCATTATCATCTTTAAAGTATATTACTTTATATTCATCCCAGAATGAACCCGACCCTTGACAATACCTGCAATAAAAATCTCGATCAGGCTCGTCAGTAGCCTGACTTCTACAAGGACAACGAACTAAATTACCATCACTATCTCGTCTCATGCGCCGCAATAAACCGACTTTACCTTTAGCAATTTCATCGATAGCACCATATAATAGACGATGTAGTTCAACTCGCAGATCAAGCTCTTTACTGCTTGCAATAGATCTATATGGGGCATATGCACTAATCGTTGTCATCACTCCGCCCTACTAGATATCTACCATTAAAATATCTACCATATCTATTGTAATAATAACCATTCCGTCCTCTTGTCCTAAAAGTTCTTAAATCTTTACGGCCCGAATTATATCTGGAAACATTTGCTGCCGGCTCTCGGTTGGTAACAATACCGAAGCCTGAAGTAGGCTCCCATTGTCTGCCAACCACAATAGCATCTTCAGCAGCAGAACCTTTTACACTAAAACCAGGCCTAATACCGGTAAATGGAGTTGAATCTCCACCAGTATTTACAGGCACCGTCCATCCAATCACACAATCCTCTAACTCGCCCAACAGTTCTACCAGATTTATATCGCCACCTCGTGATACTTCTAATCCACCAAGCTTTTTAGACATTCGACCTAAAGATCCGCTCTCACCTAAAATTGCGCGAACAAGCATCGCCTCTGCCAAACACGTAGTATATTGTCTACGAGCATGGTTAAAGAAACTAGTATTAGCTGGTGTAGATGTAAAACTTATAGCAGCTGCTTGAATACTAGCTTCAAATATAGCTAACATAATGGTCTCATCATCTAAACCTACAATTAAAGGACCAATATCTAATTGTACTCGTCTAAGACTAGAATATAGAGGAGTGTACAAAGTCGAGAAATAAGAACTGAAGGCACTACCTAAAGTATTACCATCAGTATCTGCAACTGTACTTGCCAGTTCTACAATAACAATATTATTTGTATAAAGCTGCCCAGGATCTAAAGTTATAGTTAAAACAGTAGGCGAAGTTAATTCAGCCACGTAATCTAAAGCACCAGTTGCAACATAACTATCATCATCACCATTAGTTACTTCTGAACGCACATCAATAGCAGTTCCTGCTAATGTTGTGGCATCTACTGCTGCCGAAAATGTAATAGTAATAATCTCTCCCACATATAGACTTGTACTAATTGCGACGCCATATTTCCTATCTACGGGCGATATAGAACTTACACTAAAACTAGCAACAGCAGTGTCTCCTAAAACATTTGTAGTAATACTTTCTATGCCAGTAGTAGATTGTTCAGAGGGAGGAGTGAGAACCGAACCACTACCAGTAAAGAATGACCATCGGTAATTATTTGGCAAGGTTATAGCAGGAATTACTACTGCTTCAAACTTATCTCCAGTAGTGAAAGTTCCATCTGGGTCACAAGTAATATAGACGCCATCATCTAATTCTCGTTCACCAGTAGTAGTAATACCAGTATACGTAGTTAGTGGATCGTTACTATCCCACCAAATATATTCTGCAGTACCTGTTGGGCCACCAACAGTAATCTCCACAACAAATGAAGTATCAGTCGTGCCAGTATATCCGCCGCTAAAAGTTAATCTTCCGGAACCAGAACCTGTAAATTCAGGATCGAAAACTGTTCTAGTTTTTACCCCGGTGTCAAAATCATCATCAGGAGCTTCGTCTCCCAATATAATAGCTGTATATTGGACATTAGGTTTTAATGGTGTATCTGGAGTAAATAGGGCTACAGTTCGCCATAATGTTCCATCACCAGTTAAGTCTACAACACTATCATCAACGATTCCTCCAGATGCATCTACTCGAGAATAAGTAATAGTTCCCTTGACGTAACCTTTAAAGTAAGGAGATGATAGTATATCTTCATCTTCAAATCCTGGAGAATCAAATGGAGTAACATCGATGGGGCCGAAAACAGGCGCTTCGTCTGGGCCAGTCAATACTACCGTACCAGTATTCAAAGAATCTAAATCCATCTCCTGGTCAAAAGTAATTCTTAACTGATCCCCAATAGGAATACCTTGAGCCTCGGGAGCTGGAGATACGCCAATAATATTTGGTATACTAGCCATGCTTAGTCTTCCTCACAGATTTCAAAACTATCGGCCAAAGCCACTTCTTCCACTAAATTATCAGCCGGTATACTAGGAACTTGGTCTAACTCTTTTGCTTGTAATTCTAAATCTTTAGCAATCTTCATGGCTCTTTGTCGTCTGGCTTCTTTTCGTATATTCTCAAGAAATTCATGTCCATTTTCAATGTGGATATTTTTATTAAGGACTTCGAAAGCCTTTAAGTTATTAGCTACTTTGTCCATCTGTTTCTTAGTTGGAATATTTTGCTTAACCATCAATATGCTCCTGAATATTCTTCTCTAAAGCCGCCAAGACCCCAGGACGATTTTTGTCGTTATTTTCAATATCTAAACAAGCATATAATAACATTAGGTTATAGTCAGATATTGCGAGCTCGGATAAAACTTTCTTAATCGTATTACCATTCTTTGCTATCAGCCACTGAGCTTCTTGTTGACACTCTGCTGTAATAGCTATTGTCTTCTCTACTGCATTCATATCCAATTCTTCAGTATCTACTGTTACTGAAGCAATTTCTGGCAATATATCCTCCTCATCGTCATCTATATCATCTGTAGAAACCATACCATGGATTATATTAACCATTTCTAATCCACCATCTATTCTATCTCCCCGGACATTATACAGTGCTATCTCATTAATCCTAACAGAGTGATCAATAACTTCTTTTTGTTTTTCGTTTAGTTTATCTATATCCAGAAGTGGACTAAATTCGTGGCCTTCGTAAAGCCTAATACAATGCATAATCCAGAAAGGGGCATCCCCAACTTTCTTCAATCTAACCAATCGCATATATAAACTCCTCGCTAGAAACAAAAAGGGAGGAAGTATATTACCTTCCTCCCTTTTCTAGCTACGTCCCGATAAGGTGACGCTTACAGACCAGAAATTGCACTTGTCGGATCTAATTCAGACAAAGAACCAGTAGTACTAATAGTTGGGTGAACTGGGAGAGCGATCTCGTTAGCCTTAATTGGAACATTACGCATAACGCCCGTAGCAAGACCATCTTCATACACTGCAAACGCATAGCGTTCTTTCAGTTTCACTTTCATAATATCAGCACTTGGATCTTCCCAATTATCTACTGTTACATCTTCATCCACAACTAATGCTCCAAGATTTGCGGAGTCAAAAATCATGACGTCACATGTATTATTGTCCTCATTATAAGGCACGAATGCACTTACAAGTACTTGCAGAGGATAAGGGAAATAATTTGGAATTTCAGCAGCGCTCCTTAGGTTATGATCAAATACACCAGCATTAGATGCATCTGTTGATGTCTCGCTACCAGCATTACCACTAGGGGTCCACTGGCCGTATCCACCTTGACGGCCTATTTTGTTTTGATTCGCTGCATCCCAAGGTCTACCTTGTTTAGCCATATTAACTCTTTGGAACCAAGGCATATTACCAGTATTCTTAGTAATAGTTTGTAGCAATGGATCCGCCATCCACATAGACCAAGCTAAGGGATGTAGAAGTATAGTATCTGGAGTATAACCCTGCATCATAATATGGGAATATGCTTTAAGCAAGTCCTCCATGCGACAAGAGCCATTACCGGCACCAGAGATTCCTCGACCTGTACATGTACCATATACAGATTGAGTTGGGCTTGTGTTATTAAATAACGTAACGCCCATGGCACTAATAAAATCCATACCCTTCTTTTCTTTGTGTCTATCTAAGCCACGTCTTCCAGCACGGATATGCATATTCATAACGTCAAACTGTGAATATTTCATCATTTCTTCAGTAATCTTGAACATGATACCTGTTTTACCAACATTGATTGTAATACTACCAGGCGCAACGTTTAAAGATTGCTCTGGGTACTGTTGGCCTTCTGCTAGATCGAATGCAGTTAGAGCGCCTAATGCTGGGAATGTAATCCTTGCAGCAGGCGTAAAAGCGATACGGTCTAGCAATGCTGGTACAATCAGCGCTGGTTCGACTGGCTCGCGAACGATCTCTTCAATAACCTTAGGCATCCAAATAGCAGCATTTGGAGTTGCAAGTAAATCTTTGAATTCAACTTTGGATTGTGTTGGAACATTAAATCCATCGTTGACAAAAGTATCTAAGAATAACTTGAATCCTTGCTCTTCATTATCAATACCAAAGGCTTTAGCATGATCAAATGTATTGATACTCATGGTTTATTCCTCCTTGTGATTATCGGAACACTAAGTTCACGATGACCATTCTTTCTGCTGCGTTAGCATAGGTCAATTGATCAGTACGCCCGCCAGTAGCAGAGCCTGGAGTTCGCATATTTGCCGCACTATAACCATGAAATGCAGTTTTAACCTTATCTAGATATCCCTTCGGATATACGTTAGTTCCAATAATTTGACCTACGATACCGAAAAGATGATTATCGATAGCTTGCTCTAGTTGTAGAGATATAGCATCATCCTCTCCAGCTCCATAGTCTGGATCAGCTGAATATACACTAAATGATGCATTATATCCTTCTGCTGTACCTATATCTAAAGTAGCCTTAATGAGATTACTGTCTTCGTTATATGTTAAAAAGTCACCGTAATCTAAATTACCAGTGGCCGACATATAAGTTGTGATCTGGGCTGCGCCAGCAACATCTTCGTAGTTGTAATATGTAATAGTGTCTGATACTGCCCATCCTGAAGGAATAACGTCTCCGCCAGCTTCATATAAGAATAAGAGACCTAAATCGTGATCGATAAAGTAATCTCCAGCAGCTGTTACATTTGTAACCGAAGCAACTTTGTTTGTTAACTGACTGTTGCTATGAGTAATTGGGCTCTCAGCTGTAATATGCGCAACAGGAAACTTCTCGAAAACATAGCAAACTACATCGGCATCATCAGCAACTGTAGCAGTATACTTTAATAGTCCGTTAATAGCCGTAGAACCAAACCAACCACCAGTACGTGTCGTCGACCAATCAATAGAGCCTGCAGCATTAGCAATAGCTCCATCCATTGTTTCTGTCGTTTCAACAGCTGGCACCACAGGAACAGTAATTACATAGTCACATGTAATAGCTGCTAAGGCCTGAGGTCTAAAGTTGTGCTGGTACAACTCGGCTGGATTTGTATGATCCGGACCAGCTGCTTTATAGTAATTATAAGAAGCTATACCAACTGGTTTAGAAACAAAGTCCATCGCTCGTTGATCTGCACGAATAAATCCACGCTCTTTCAGAGCTGCAGTTACTGCGGCTTCGTCATAAGTTACCTCACCGGCTACAGCCGCACCTGTAGTTAAATCGATTACATTTTCTGCTGCATCAATAGCAGTATAAGACAAAATTGTCGTACCAGATGATTTATTCCATGCCTTTCTTAGGCCAGCTGGAACTAAACTCCCATTTGTGTCTTCGGCAACAACTTTACCTGCGCTAATTACGATATAGTATTCATACTCTTTTTCGTAACGTGCTGTAGGTAGCCACGGAGCCGGAAAAGACTCAAAATGAGGACGCTCACCTGGAGAATACTCCACGTTTGGAGTGATTCGACCCATTCGATCCCATACTTTATGATTGGCAACATATCCTCTTGGAATTGTCATAGTTTGTTACCTCCTAAACTTCAGCGGTTCCATTCTTGTCCGCCGAAAGATCTTCAAATTTGAGTTGTTCGGGAAACATTTCCATGTTCTTCATTATATCATAGATCTGTTTCGCTTTTTCTTCTTCGCCTTTTGCGATTAATTCTTTAATATTATCAAAAGCAGCTTGTGCAGGTGCAGAAAGATCATCTGTAATCGAAGTATTATCGCCATCAATTGTGATTGTAGGATCTTCTACAGTACCTTGTGGTGTTTTAGCTAGGCCGTCATTAAGTTTCTTGGCAGCTTTTTCAATATCAAAAGAATCCATTATAGAAATTCCCACTTGGTCAATATCTGATTCCTTTAGTTCTTCCATCGCTTTATCAAGATTATCATACTTCTGTGTCAAAACACCAACCAGCGCAAGTTTTTCTGCTTTTAATTTATAAATCTCTACTCCTAATTTAACTGATTCGTCTACCTGAGTTGCATAATCAATATAAGACTTTTGTAACTCTGACCTTAAAATCGATAAAGTTACTTCGGCTTCAGTTAGATTCTTATTAGTTTTTGATAGTTGCTCTTCGGCTTTTTCTGCTTTCTCTACATGTACAGCGCAATCACTGCAGTCGCGCTTAACTGTTTGATTTCTTTTAATAAGTTCTAATTCAGTAGCATGAAACAGTGAACGCAGTTCGCCATCTTCTAAGTGTTGAAGTTTATCTTCTGTACAAGGAATAGTACTTAGAGTACTGTCTTCTACTACATTATTAGAATCTTTTGCCTTCGTACAGCCTAAAGCCTTAGCCTTGCGACTCACACAGGCTAAAATAGTAGCCTTGTTCCCGGGTCCTTTATACCTTCCAATTAACCTCCGGGCTGCAGTAACATGAGCACAATCAGGGACAGGAAAAGATCTCTCTGGTCCACAGAATGTAGACTTAGATAGCTTTTTCCTCTGTTGTGTTGAAAGTTTTGCATCGGCTGCAGTAAATTCTTCTTCAGTTAACAAACCTTCATCTCTCATTTTGGCGAATTCCTCTTGCAAACCATCGCAAATTTCATCGCTATTAATTTTTTGATCTTTTGTCTCAACATCTTCAAGAGCATAAAGAATAGCTGTTTCATCATTGAGCTCTAGTTCTTCTTTGTCAGTGATAAAGCTTTTAGAATTAATTATCTTCATTACATCTTGAGTTAATACCAAAAGATCCTCTTCCTTAACATCAGCTCTTAGCTTTTTAATTACATCAAAAGCTGCCTGTTCTGTCTCGGAAAGAGTGACTTTCTTATTTGGTAATGCCATTTTGCCCTCCTTAGCAGAATCTTTAAATTGATAACTTAAGTTACCTAACTGTTTGTCCTCCTGCCATTTATCAGGCATTGGAAGTTGTTCAGTTTTGCCTTTGTCTTTAGTATCAAGAATATCAATACTAACCAAAGGATCTCCTTCAAAAGTGATAAAACTGGCCTCTAAATATTCATGTTCGGCCGGAATTAATTGTGCTACAAACTTAAAATCATCCTTGTCGGCAGCTCCATCCTCTTTATATAATTCACCCAAGTCATGATCGCACCAGCCGTCTTTTAAAACATTTTGGCCACATATAGAACAATGAACCGCACTTGGGGACTGAAAATTAGTAGAAACTGCATCATACCGACCATCTTGAACTTGTCCAATAGTAGTTTGGTCCATCACTTCTGCAATGAGCTCAATATACCCAAGGCCTCGCCAGCCCTCTCTATTTATTATACCAGCTCGTTGCAGATTCCTCATTGCCTTTAATTGTTTCTTGATAGGAGCACTGCTACTCATTAATGTCATAACATCAGGGTTATCCTGAAGATCCTCAGGAATAGTTGGAATAAATCTGGCGCCTCGGATCACTCCTACAGGATCACTATTGGCATTATGATGCTTCAATAATTTTGTAGGCTTTTCTTCTGTTCGAAAGGTAGAAACACCCTCATTCATACGAGATGGAATATAGTAACGATTATTTTTATTAACAAACCCAGCATGAGTAGCTTCCATCTTGATAAATAAAGATTTCCCGTTATTAGGAATATTAAGAAATTCTTTAAATTGAGCAAGCTCTGTATCTGTTGGTTTGCTTAGTCTAAAATAATCTTTGAATTGAATTATTACTGCCATTATTCAGCACTCCTTATTATCCTACTACCATTTCGCAAGTGCAGTGTGGATGAAATGGTGGTAATTCATCATAAATTATAACATTGGATTCTTTGTAAAACAAAATATGTTTGTCGCAAATATCACATGCCGTATTGCCATGACGGAAAGATTTCATTTGAGGAGCGCCCAAAACACGATAACCACTAACTTTGCCATAGTTGTAAGCCCGCATAATTTCACTATTATCAAGCATGGCGGTACGATGTTTAAGACTATCAAACACTAAGCCAGTAATGATTGCATCTTCTGATTTTAGTTTTATATTCTTTATCGTATTACGCTCGATTGTACTCAATAACGTTTTCCTTAACTTTCCCGTATACTTATTTATATGATCGTGAATTAAAATATCTGCTTTATCTAACTGAACCTGCCAGACTTCCACACCGGCATTACGTAATCCAATTCGATATGCTTTTTGTGACAATGAAACTAAATAATCTTTTGCTCTAGCGAAGGCGCTGCCAATTAATAATTTAACCTCATTAGATTTAAAACCCCTATATCTTATCTGTGTAGTCACATCAACTTGTAAGTCTTTGTAAATACTTTGGAAAGGAGCCCTTTGATTAAATACAACATCAAGTGTAGATATTGGATTATTAGTTCCAAAAGAATCTTTATTTATTTTAGTGCTAGATCTAACCCCATGCTGATTAGCAGGTTTATTCTTATTTTGAACAGTTCGAGATTTTGTTTCGCTCTTAGATGCATCGGTGCCAGGCTCATCTAAAGACTGTAATATTACTTTATCTCTTCCGATAATTCCATAATTTGTCCTCGCCCAATCTCCATCACCTTTACGAATCATTTGGGCCTTATTACTAGATGTAGGCCAGCCTTCACCTTCAAATGGATCATATCCTAATTCCAACCTCATCTCGTCATGTGTAATAGCATTCTTCTCAAACATATCTACAAAATGATTTTCTTTAGCTTGTCTAGATTCGAAATCAATCTCTTTAAATTTAAGATTTACAAGATTCTCATCTTCAAAAAGAGTTAGTTCAGAAAAGGTGCTCTCTAATAATAATTCTTTAATAATGTATGCTTTAAATTGTGAAGCGAATTCTTTTTGATCTGCTTTTGTATCATCTATTAAGTTTCTAGATAATGTTTGAGCCGTGCTCCGGTTACTTGATCCGCTCTCGCCCATATCCACTGAACTAAGACCTAAACCAGTAAAAATACGTTGTTTAAAATGGGCGATAACTTTATCTACTGCAATCGGAGGGCCATCTGCCTGTAGAGGTGTAATCTTATGCCGTTCTGGTGTAACCCAACAACCATCAGAAGGCATATGAGCAACTTTAAGTTGGATGTCCTCCACTTCAGAACTACCATCAGAGAACACAGCTGCAGGCTGCTTTTCAGTACCAACCTGATAGTGGAAAAGAGGAAACAAGTGTTGATAAAGTAATAATTCTATATTTTCTTCAATACGTCGTAATGCTCTAATATCATCCTTAACAGCTACTACATCTGGCGTACCAACAGCATATCCTTCTCTCTTATTAAAACAAAAATGTACAACATCTTCTGGTGCAAACTCTTTTGCGGTTTTGCCATACACCTCTTGCATATACTTTTTGATCTTGCCATACTCATCTCGTTTGAATCTGACAGTTTCAGCTGGTAAAGGGAAATATCCAGCTATAGGATCTAGTTTCTTCCCATTGGCATTGACACGTACTTTGCCACCCGAAGCTTTATCCTTCCTGGCTTTTACCCAAAAAGCATTAGAGGCTCTAGTTAGCGAAGATGAAGCCTGGCTTATTAGTACTTCAAATGGTAAGTTTGTCGCTTCTTCCATTTGACGGATACGCTTTCTAACATAAATAACTCTATCAAGATTAGGTCCTACGAAATCATAACCTTCTTTAAGAAATAAATTTTTCTTATTCTTACAAGCTCTCCTGAAATATGATTCAGTATCCAGAATTCGACCAGTTTCAGTTAAATCCCATTCTGGAACTTCCCATCGAAGTGCGTTAGCTCGAGAACGTCCAATATTAGATGTATATACTTTAACAGGGGAAGGAATTACTTTGGGAATAATTGTTCTCTGTTTTTTAAGGCCACTATTCTTAGAACTAGTCTTTATTATAATATTGGTAGAAGACTTTTTAGTTTGTCTACGAGTTACTGCCATTAAACCTTACCTCTCTTCTCGAAATCTCTAATCCAACTTCTAACTTTCTCTAAATCTTCCTGATTAACATCTTTAAAACAATCTCTAATAACAATACCTGATTGTACCTGATTTTGTTCTTCAGAGGAAGGTTCAACTATTTCTTCACTTGGTAAAACACCTGGAATCTTGGATGGAATAACTCCAGTTGTAGTAGTATCAAGTGCATCTGCATCCAATGCACTATTGTCTTGAACTTCAGCTTCTGGAGTACTGCCCGCTGGTATAAGAGTTATAGATCCGTCATCGTTCACTATAAAAGTAGAATCTGTTCGGCTATTTAACTCTCTTTCTATAATATATTTCATCTGAGCTGGATTAAAATTACTATGAGTACCACATTCAAGACCATTCTGAGCAATTGCTCTAATAATAGACTGAATCATCATTATTAGCTGTATAATACGAGATTTCATCATTGTATTATCTGCTTTCTTTTGCATCCAGCCAATATCAGTTCCTAATAAATCATAAATCATTTGGGTAACATAAGTAAACCAATCACGTACATATTGAATTCCAGCCTGCAAAATATTACGCATCTGAACAATAGAGTTAATTAGTGGAGATACATCAAGATACGTAGCGGTTTCTGCTGGTCGGTCTTGTTGTTCGGGAGGATGATAACCAGCTTCCCACTCTCCTCCAGCTATATGTTTTTCAGAATTTGGAATGTCATCTTTACTCCAACGAGTACCGTCTGCTTTAGAGCGTTGTAATGGAGCTGGAACCTTACGTCTTTTTTGTTCTTCTCGCTGCTTAAGTTCCTGCCACTGAGCATTTCGTTCTTCACGTTCTGCTTCCGAGAATGAAGGAGACCATGCTTCTGAAATTTCTTCTCCAGACATTTGTATTTCTTCTTTAGGGACTCTGGGAATTTCAGGATTATACTTTTGTTCTTCTGGAGTATTAAATTGTTCCCATTGCCAATCACCCCAAGCAGATCCATGAGGATCTGTATTATCTTTATCAAAAACACCCTTATTCTTATTACCAATACCAGTATCAAATCCTCCGCCAAACTCTCCTGCAGTATTTCTATGAGCCGGCCCAGCAACACCTATATCCAAATCAACATTTGAACTAATATCAGAGAATGGGATTTGTGCACTCCGTGCAATTAAAATAGTCTCATTGATATGATCCACCACACAAATTATTGGTGCTAAAATCATTTGGATCCACTTATCTAACCACTGACTTAGAGCATCTAAGAAAGGACTTAAAATAGGACCAACTAGTTGAATTATAAAATCTATATTGAATTTGACATCTAAATTAAGTTTAGCTAAATATTGAGTTAGCATTGCTAGAATAGCCAGCAAGTCTTGTGGACATAAATGAGAGAATAGTTTTAACAATTCACAAATATCAATATATGCCCCGGGGTCCTTAAATAAATTACGGATCTTATCCAGGATATCTGTTCGTATTTTGATATTTAAAGCATGTATTTCTAGAAGATCTCCATTAGGTAAAAGTGAACCCGGATCTAATAATCTATCAAAACACGGAATACATTCCGTCAACATCTTGCCAAGTTCACGACCACGTTCTTTAGCAGATGAATCTGGTCCAAAGATCTTAGTGTAGTCAAAATCCCTTTGTCTTTGACGAACACCATTCATGAACGCATCTGGATTATCCATTGCATTATTCCAGAAGTTCAATCTGTCATCAGCCATCTCTTTGGCATTAGTATATTGAGGATCAGTAGCCGGTATATTGGCATTTGTTTGATGCATCCCAGGATAATAATTCATCTGTTCGCGCACACGCTGCGAAAAGTGTTGTGTGCCATAAACATCTCTATAATGGGAAGCAAGTGCATAGTCTTCTTCGGCCCAGTTAGATGTCTCGACCTCAAAAGCCTTAACAATTACACCATAATCTGTCTGCTCATAAGGATTAAGAAGATTAACCTCTACTCCTTCAGTTGAAACTTTCTCTGCTAATTGCTTCCCGTCATTCCCAACTGGTATTTCTTCCTGTAAAAGTGACATCTATCCACCCAAGGCTTTGTTTACAATATTAGAAGTAGTAACTCCACCAGCATCCTCAATAGCTTTCTTCTCTTGTTTTAACTGTTCGTCTTGTGGCAACAAAGTCTTACCATTATAAATAGGAGTTACTTGCCCTGTACCGTTACCAGAGCCTGGAGAAGTAGTACTGCCTGTTCCAGGAGGCACACTAACTGCTTGCCCAGGTTTCACAACTACTCTACTAGCAAATGGTAAATTATTCGACTTCATCATCTCTACACCATCATGTCGAGTTAAGAAATCCTGAACTATTAAAGGGAAAAGTTTACAGTAGATTATCTGTGTAGCAGTTTCCATATATACAGACTGATCTATTGGTGCCATAATCATCATTTTATTTCTCTCCTGGAATAGGGATATTATTATCCGACAATCTAGCAAGATTTTCGATACATTTCTTATACATCTCAAAAGTAATTCGTCGACCATCAGTTCCAAAAACTCTTCTAACAGCCTCAATAATAGGCAAATGTTCAGATGGATTTAAGTCCACAACTACATTTTTACAACGTTCTTCAATCTCTGTTTTCATTGTAGTACAGGTATCAATTATCTTGCCGTAATTATCATATATTTCTTTAGCTTTCTTACGTTTACCATCTACAGTTGTTAAATCTACTTTCTCTTCTTCGTCACTGACATAAGGTAAAATTACTTCTTTGGGTTCTCGAGGTATCCACGAACTACCTGTCTGCGCATCTAGCAAAGAACGATCTCTGGGCTTTAAAATTTCTTTAAGTTTATTCGCGTCCATTATTATTCCTAAATTGTAAAAGGCTCATGGAGTCTCCACCAATCTATCTTTCTTGCCTTCTTTAAATAATCAGTTGCAGCATTAGCTCTCTCACAAGCCTCTTTCATCGCTCTTTGGCCTTCTTCCGAATTAATCCAATCAGCAAGCCGTTTCTTCATTTCTTCTTTGGTTATATTATTCTTCATGTAACATCTATCCAGTAATAGCATTTTCGGTATACGAAACATTAACCACTATATCTGTTTTAACTTGAGCATCTGTATTAGGTGGACATGTCTCTAAATACCAAAGTGGTAAATAAGTTGTAGTATCTGCTGCTGCATCAGAACCAATATCTGCCATATTAATAGAATTTCCCCATGCAATATCTTCCCATTCGCCTGAGGTTGGCTCCTCGGCTCCCTGGGATAATTTAACTCCCCAACCAGTCTCTGAATAAATAACATCACCATATGGATCCGCATCTACCAAATCTACCGGTGTCACAATTATATTAGAATACCATTTAGCAACATCAGTATTCCTAACGTATAATTGTATAGTAACAGTATCTCCGGTTTTGCCATTATGAACCATAATTAAAGGATTTGTTAAATCACTATCTTTAGTTATTGCTATAAATTGATCATTCTCTTTGTAATATAATTGTAAACTCATAACATTCTCCTATTTAAAATGTTGTGCGTTTTGGGCGATCTCGCTGAATACGAGCTCTAGTTCTTCGTCTCTGTAGCCATTCTGCTCTTCTCTCGTCTTCTCGATCATAATCCCAACCAGGCCTATCAATTTTAGTTGTGCCTCTCATATTATCTAATCTAGCTGGAGTCCTAAAATATGTCGAGCTTTTATTTAAAGGTCCTTCTAATCTACGATCTTCTGGATTATATTCTTGATCTCGTTGTGCCATTCTGTTTTTATAACCTGACTGTGTTCTGGGATCCGGAATAGCTGCTACAGATGTTACCACATGTACTGTATGCAAGTCATCAAATTCTAAATGAAAAGCAACAATAGCCAAATTAAGGGCATCAAGTCTATGATCTAATATCTGTTTATTCTCTAATCCATATACCGGAGCTTTTGTAGGAGTATAACGTTCGATGATATAATTTCTTAACTGCTTTTCTAAAATATTATCGTGGGAAGAAATACTTATTTTATTTTGTTCGAACATACGAATTGAAGCATTTACCATAAATGCCTTAGCTGGCACTTTACTTTCCTCACTAGTTATAGGATCTTTAATGCTAATTGAAGCTCCAGCGTCATACTTCTTTAAAATATCTAAAAGTTTTGCTGTATCTCTATCTCCGCCAGGATGTCTGTTTTCCATGGCTGTTTTCCTTAATAATTCATGGTTCGTGCTGCCATTTCCCGAATCTATATATATAAAAACTGGCTTCCACTTCTTGTTTAATTCTAATAACCTATTAATACCAGCAAGCTGTGTAAATTCCATCCCTTCAACTCGAACCGTCTCTACTACCTGAAATCTACCTGTCGCTGTATCGTATCCTAGAACAACTAACTCAGTACCATATTTTTCATTCCAATCAGTTCCGATACAGTATCTCCACATAGGCGAATAAGATATATCTGAATATTTATAAACCTTAAGAGCTCTATCGATATATGATGGTTTATATACGCCCGATTCAGATGAACCCCAGCTTGCAAGGAACTCATGCTGCCAGTCTTCTTCTGTGAATGCAGAACGCTCCATCTCTACATTTCGCCAGTGAGATAGTACTTTGTAGTCATAATGGAATTCTATATAGTTGGGGCTTTGTTCGCACAACATATAATAGGGGGTCTGAAATCCTGACGGGGTAGAGAAGCCTACCAATGCAGTATCTGGAGTAGTTTGTAGAATAGGCAGAACAGCTCCCCGAATAGCATTTTCGTCTACAAAATCCATCTCCTCGATGTAAAGATAATCAGCGTCCTGGCCACGAACACCAGTCCCGGCGCCCTTACCCTTAGTACCTGCAGCAAAACCACGAAGTCTAGAACCATTACTAAGTAATATTTCATACCATGGTGCAGAAACATCTCTAGTTACCATACTGGATAAAATAGAATTATTTTTTATAAAAGCACGAACACGTGTAATAATTTCTTCTGTATGTGACTTTTGAGGACCAGCCACAACAATTTTTATATTAGACTCAGTAAATAAACGATAACAAATTTCGACACATACACTATCTGTTTTGCCGATCCTTCTGGCCATTCTTAGAACTTTACGTTTAGATGAGCATCTTAAAACTTCTTCTTGGTACCATCTAGCAATCCAATATTCTCCGTTAGGTAATTTTAAGTTTCTTGCTACCCATTTAACTATGTCTAAAGTTGATACAGCTTCTTCCCAAGCTTCCTCGGTAGGAAACATAGGTTTCAAACTAGGATTAATATATTCTTTTGGTATTCCAGTACAAGGGACAATAAATCTATCTTTGGTTGATTTGCTATCATTGTCAACAAACTTCTCATATTTCTTTAGCTGCTTACGAACACACTTATGACATTGCTCAGAAACCTCATCTAAATCAAAAGGTAGACTAATTTGTCTCAGATCAACAAGGGTATCAGATGATTCTAATGGCATTACTATTCCTTATCTGAGAATGTATTCATGTCTACCTATGTACAAATACAGATTCCTGGCCCAATAATGAACGAGCAGACATTTGTCCACGATTCATAGCAGCTAAGGATTGCTGCCTCATTGTATGGGCTCTTTGTGTTTGAAAAGCTTTAGTATGTTGGCCCCAGTCTAACCTGCGGCGTTCTCGTTCTTTATCTACCATACGATCTGGTATCCGAGTTAAAGCCTCTGTTAATTCTCCCCCAGCAATACCTCCGGCGATACCACCAGCAATCCATCCCACACCAGCACCTACTGCAGTTCCAACTATAGGAACATAACTACCAATTGCTGCCCCAATACCCATACCTGCTTTTGATCCCACAAGCCAGCCGGCTTCTAGGCCAATACCAGTAGTAGCCACTCTAGCCTTCTCATGCAATCCACCTTCAGCCATCATAGCAGGTATTACAACTACTGCTGCAGTCATGCCAATGCCCAATAAATGACCACTCATACCTCTAGGCTTAGCTTTACGAGCCTGTTCTATAGCTTTATTTATTCTTCTGCTTTTATTTGCCGGAGTTATACTTTGAAGCTTTCTAAGATTCTCTATATATTGAGCAGAACCAGGATGAGTTTTCATTCTCCAAGGGCTTAATAACATTTCCTTACGACTAGGCGCAAATGCTGTATATGCCAATCCTCCTCGAGCAAAACCCTTAGCAAAGGTTTGTCTTCCCCAAACATGAGTAGACCAACGAGTTTTGCCTAAGAATCCAGGATCTGGATTTGGATTTTTGGGAAACCAATTATTGTATGCCATATTAACTCTTTAATAATTACTTTATACGGTCCTCAATAGTGGGTAGTTTGCCCATCTGTGGAAGAGAGCCACCCATAAGTCCAGCTGATCCGCTGTATCCTCGATTAGATCCGATTACAGATGAGCCTATATATGCAGCAGAACCGACGCCCATAGCTGCTAATCCACGACCGCCCCATTTATTTACAGCAATACTAACACCAGGTCTACCAAGAGCAGAAATACCTGCAGTAGCTCCACTAACACCGAGACGACCTGCTGCACTCATTCCTAGTCCTACATTGCTTCCAATCCTACCACCACGACCCATCATACCGATACCAGCCCCTCTCATTTTTGCAGCACCTCTACCTAAGAATCCTAATCCACTGCCAGCAGCACCAGCAAAAGATAATCCTCTATTCGAAGCCATTCTAGAAACAGCTGGTATGCCTATACCGGCCGCAGCAGCACCCATAGCAGCTCCGCCGGCCATGCCACCCAAGTCACCTGTATTCATAAGCCCTAGAGCACCACCTGCAGCAGCACCAATACCTGCTCTTTTAGCAAAGCGTCCTACATGCCCCATCGCACTTACTATTCCACCTAACATATTATCAACCTCCTAAAAAGGTATATACTTGTAAGTATAATACTTTAACTAATGGTTGTCGAGCCAAACCCAGTATGGCCCTTAGTAGCTCGACTAGCACTTCGTAATCCGATACCAACTGATTGTTGAGATCGGTCATAAAATCGTTTATTTCTTTTAGCAGCAATAGTTATTGAATCTATTGCAATCTTTCGCTTTAATTCTTTACGAGGACTATCAGCTTTAGTTAAAATTGCCATAGTAGCCTCATTCTCTGCTAATAAAGTTTTATCGTGAGCCATTTTATCAATACGTTTATTAGCAACAATAGCTTTATCTAGATTATCCGGAGGAAGTTCTACATCCTCTATCATTTTTGCCGGCCGGCCTTTAACCAGAGTTTTAAATACAAGTGGTTCTCCTGATATAATAGGTGCTAAAGTTGACTTAGTAGACTTGTGATAATCTAATACATGACCAAATACAGTTTTAAGAGATTCCTCAGATACACGGCTACTCCCTACATCATATATTGCATTAATCCCGTATATACCCAATTTACTTGTCGGATCATTGGCTTTTGCTAATCTATGAGATCCTAATCTAGCTAAATCAGCCATTTGCGAATACTCGTGGAGAGTAATTCCTTTACCTAATCTTTCTTGAGAAACTTCTTGTAGAAGACCAAATGCTTGCTCTCCTGCTTCTATCTGATGAGCACCTACGCCAGCAGACTTTTCAAATCTATTTGCCATACCCCAGTCCAATACACCAACTTCTGGTTTGCCCTCAGGAGTCATTACTCTAACAATATTATCACCATGCAAGTCAGTATGAGTAAACCCCTTCTTATGAGCGTCTTGAATAAATTCTTTTAAAGTAGAATGTTCTACATCCGTTAAATCCTTAGCCAAGGGTTTAACATCTGTAAACTTTTCCATAAGGATTGTATTTCTTAAACCAAATTCTTCGCCAGCTCCATATAACGAAGGGGCTCGGGCAGTACCTAATTCTTGCAATGCTTTAGTCTCTGCTTTATAACTCCCTTCAAGAGTTTTCTCCCATCTTAATATACCTGTGCCACTTGATACTTTTCGGTCAGCCCCAAGAGCTACTTTAGCAACAAAGTCGAAAGATTCGGTTTCTCCACCAATTTTAAGATTGGCTTTATATGATCGCGCCTCAGCCATAGAGCCCGTACCAATAATCTTATATTCTCCCTTAAGAGCTCTTCCCATGGCACCTCTAAACTCTTTAGATTCTATTAGTTTCTTAAATGCAGCAGGTTCAGCACCACCATATATCTTAGTAGCAAGTTTTCTCATCGGATCCCACCTGGAAGCGAAATCTCCTTTGAATTCAGTTAATTCTTCTCTGACTTGGGCCGCTAATGTATGGCCTTCGGGCATAGCAGGAAATTTACTAGGAATCTTATTAGGTGCGGCTCCCATAGCAATATCAAGTATATCTAACTCTTCAGCTATTTCTTGAACAGGCTGTACTGCAGATTGCATAAATGCAGGTCTGAACATTTGTGCCGACCCACCCATTAATTGTTTCAATCCACCACCAGCTACATCAATATCAGTTGCAATCTGTTGAACTGCTTCTCCAGGTGAATAACTAGAAAGTTTTTTGGCTGCACCAAAATCTATTAATCCTACTCGAGGCCCCATAGGAGTATCTATCATCATTACGTTGCCTAGATGAGGATCTCCATGTCTATATCCAGCTTTATGTAATTTACCAAAAGCTCCTGTTACTTCTTCTGCAATATTAGGAATACCTTTTAATTCAGAAACTGGAATATCGCCTATAGCTCTGCCAGCAAAATATTCCATATCAATAGACATCTTATTGTGTGCATATACAGAAGGACTAATAGAAGATTGAACAGATCTCATAGCAGCAACCTCTTCGCCCCAAATAGCCCCAGTTTTTCTTGCAAACTGGAATCCTTGTCCTCTAAATCTACCTTTCATTAATTGAGTAGTTCCAGAAGCACCAATACCCAAAAGACCTTCAGAAGTTGCCTCGCCAAGAGATTTCTTAAATTCCGCAGACTTGAGAAGTTTACCGAAAGCTTCACCACCGCCACCAAAAACTTCTGTTGCAATC